GCTGGGCGTCGCCTCACCTCGCTCCTTCTCGGCACGGAGCGCCTCGGCCTTTTGCCGATAGAATTCATAGATGCCCGAGCCCTTCATCTGGGGATTGAGCATTTCCAACGCTCCGCTGCAGGCATCGACCTCGTCGTCATGGGCAAGTTCGGGGAAGCCTTCGAGGACGCGGAACAGCTCTTCGTTCCACGATCCCCGCCGGATCTTCACGTTGCCGGCGCGGCACTGCGAGCTGAACGGCCCCAACCTCGTGAGCTTGTCGCCACTCTCTGGGGCCGCAACTACGGTGAAGCCGCTGAGCGCGCGCACCAGGTGGAGCGCTTGGCTCTTGCCGGCCTGCCCCGGATCCTTGCCGAACCCGACGCGGACCCGGTTACTGTCCTGCGTGGCGGTATTGAGCAGCAATCTGTCGATGTCGCCCGGGTTGGCCCGCCCGCGCACCATATCCAGGAGCCAGTAGCCGCCGTTCTTATCGCGGCCGAGCTTGATGCCGACCGTCCAATCGGGGTCGTTGAACTCGGTCTTTTCGGTAGCGGCGAGATCCCAATAGCGGACAACGTCGAGGTCGGCCGGGACCTCGTCGACGACGGCACACCACTCCCGCTTGAAATAGAGCCCGGCGGCCGGCCGGATTTTCCAGTTGCCACTCAGCAGCCGCTCGCGCTCGAGCAGCGGCAAAGACAGGAGCCAGCCGAGGTATTCCGGATTGACCTGCAGCAGCGCGGGGTTGTCGAACACTTTCGCCGGAATGAAGGTGACGCTGATCGCCCGCGGAAGCTCGATGCCCGGCGGCAGATCCCCCGGCGGCGGCAGGTCTTGCATCAACTCTTCGGGTTTATCGGCCCATACGAGCTTTTCCGCGACGCGGATGAAGTAGCGTACAACGCCGGCGCGCTCGGGGATCGGAAGCCCGGTCTCCCGGTCGATCCACCACGCCAGGAAGTCGGCAACCCAACTGTCCGCGTCCGGGTTGCAGGTCGCGCGGATGTAAGGCTTGACGCCGCAGGTCGAGCGGTTGCGGCTGACCATGTAGAAGAACTGATGGGCCGTGAAATGCGTCAGTTCGTCGAAACAGATCAACGCGATCTGAGCGCCCTGCCAGTCGTAGACGGTGGTTTCGAACTGCAGGTGCGAAAACTTGATCTTGCCGCCGCGTGGCCAGCGCCACTCGCGCGCTCCGAGGTGCGGGGTGCCGCCGAGCCGCGGATAGAAGTTTTGGCTCTCATCCCACAACCCGCCGGGGTTGGTGATCTGTGGCGTCGTGCGCCGGAAGAATACCGCGGTGAAGTTCGCGACCCGGCCGACGTGGCGCAGCGGCTCCAGGATCAGTCCGACCGTTTTCCCCCCACCGGCCGCGCCGCCATATATGCAGATGTCGGCAGCGGTTCGCAGGAACTCGGTCTGCGGTCCGGGCTGCCCGGAGATCGTTGCCCTGGACAATGGCGACATTCGTCACACGCCGGGCGCTGAGGCCGCCCGTCTTTTGCCGCCAGCAAGCCGGTCGTTATCGGGTAGAATGCCAAGGGTGTGTTCGGTCTGCACAGGTCCCCCTTCAGGCCCGGTGATCTCGGTCTTGCGCATGTGGCCAGGATGCTTGTGGCTGGTTGCCAGGCAAAACTTCATCGTCCGGGTGCGCCTTGTGCAGCAGGTCGGCGTCAGCAATGAAAATGGGAGCAAAATCGTCGATGGACGAAATTGCCGCTGTAAGCCGGATGCGGCCGCATATCGGGCACGATTCGGAAGCCTATCCTTTGGCCGATGCTTGAGGCTTATGACCATGAGATTATGCACTGAGCTATCGGAAGCTATTGCCGCCGTTTCTTGGCGAAGTGTTTCTCTTGTGCTTTTTGCAGCACCTCCGTCAACTCGGGATCTCGGCTATTATCGGGCAGGACGAGGACCACCGGTGAATTCGACTCGGCATCGGTGCCCGCAATCGGGTCCGACGTCATCCGCTCCCGCCAAGCCCTCTTCTTCAGCGAGAAAATGATCGCCGCGATATTGCCCCCCTTGGCAGCAGCGAACAAATAGCCGCACATCGTCGCATTGGCCTCCGCCACACCGCGATCAAGATCATCAGGAAACCGCTTGCGCAGCGTCTTCGGGGCGCAGCAGATAATCTTGGCGATGTCGTCCTGGGGAACACCGACACCCGCCAAGTACCGCACCCTCTCGCGCATCGCATCGTTTACGGCGAATGCTCTTCTAGCCATGTGCGGATCCTGATTGATCGTGCTCTCGTCTTTGGGCGCGCTCGTCGAACGATTGACCGGCGGCTTGATGCATCGCCGCGCGCCCGGTGAAAACCTGCCAGCGTCGCACGACGACATCGGTATAGGCGGGGCTGAGCTCGACCCCGTAGCAGACGCGGCCGGTCATTTCGGCCGCGATCAGACTCGTGCCGGAGCCCAGAAACGGGTCGTAGATTGCCTGGCCGGGCCGGCTGTTGTTGACGATCGGGCGGCGCATGCATTCGACCGGCTTCTGAGTGCCGTGCCCCCAGCTCTGCTCGCGCTGAGGGTTGCCGAAAGGATTGTTGTTGGGGAACTCCCAGACCGTAGTCTGGGTGCGGTCACCGCCCCAATGGCTGCTCTTGCCCTCGCGCACGGCGTACCAGCAGGTTTCGTGCTTCCAATGATAGTCGCCACGGCCCAAGGTGAAGTGCTGCTTGGCCCAGACGATCTGAGCGCGCGGCTGCAACCCGCAAGCCGAGAGATCGGCGGCGACGACGTCGCCGTGCATAGCCCCGTGCCAGGCATAGGCGACATCCCCGGGGAACAGCGCATACGCCTCCCGCCAGTCGGCGCGGTCGTCGTTGAGCACCTTGCCCTGTGCCAGCTTGCCGGCACCGAGGCCGCGGCGCGCTCGCCAGGACGGATCGTAGCTGACGCCATAAGGCGGATCGGTGACCATCAAATGAGGCTCCGATCCCGCCAGCACTGGCGCGACATCGGCGGCGCTGGTGCTGTCGCCGCAGCCAACCCGGTGGTCTCCCAATAGCCATACGTCGCCGAGCTGACTGACCGGTTGATCGGGTACTTCCGGGACGCTGTCCGGATCCGTCAGACCGCTCGATCCCAAACCGGCCAGGATGTCTTCGAGCTTATCCGGCTCAAAACCGATCAGATCGAGATCGAAACCGCCGAATTTGATATCCCGCAGCTCGTTATGGAGCTGCTCGGGGTCCCAGCTCGCCCGCGCCGCCAGTTGATTGTCGGCCACGCGATAGGCGCGCTTCTCGTCCTCGCTCCAGCCGTGCGCAACGATCACCGGGATGAATTTGAGCCCCAGCTTTGCCGCGGCACCGATGCGTGCATGACCGGCGAGCAGCACACCCTGCTCGTCGGCCAGCACCGGCATCGTCCAGCCCCATTTGAGGATGGCGGCAGCGATTTTGTCGAGGTCGGCCTCGCAATGAAGCCGGGGGTTGTTCGCGTAGGGTATCAGCCGCTCGATCGGCCAGCGCTCGAACTGGTCGGCCGGCCACGGACGCGCCGGGCTCGCAACCACGGCCTCCGATTCTATCGACAACATTTTTTATGCTCCGTAACAAAATGCTCATCCGGTATGTCTATAGAGAGGATGTGCCTATCCTTACGGGAGCGACGTCCTTGCAGATTTGACATCACAATAAAACTCCGTTCCGATTAAAATTTCTCTGATCCTCTATTTCTTGTAGGTAATCCGCGATTACGACGGGGTGAAAATCAAAGGGGAGAATCCGACGGGAATGGTCGAATACGGAACGAGTGACCCAAGCCATAACCAAACGCCAGATTCACTCCACTAGCAGCCATCACTACTCTCGCTTTGCAGTGGGTTGAACTAATCCAACGGTATTTGCTGTCTCGCGAAGCAGCTCAAAACCAAGCTGACCCCCTAGAAAGATTTGGTATTCGACAATCGCATCACCGTCTCGCGTCCACACTTTCGGCGCGGGCCGGACTACTGGTTCTTTTGGTAAAGTCCGGCCCAGCGCGGAAAATGCCTTACGCAAAGGCGGCAACGTTGCAATCACAAGGCATGTGGATCCGTCTGATTGTTCATCACTCAAACGGTGAGAAACAAGGAAGTCAGGAATTACTTCGATCCGTTCGCCATTGAACAAGCAGACAGGATTGTAGCCAGCCTGGAAAAGCCTCAGGCTCCACCCTGCAACATCGG